GAACTTTTCTTCGTCCCAGCCGTGACGTTTTGGAATAGTGTTCATTTCCATCAGCATGATCTTATCCTTGTTTTTTGCAATGGATAACTCAAGCCGGTAATGGAAAATATTGTAAAGGATCTGATAAGGAAGACCAATACTTACAACAGAAATAGGATCTGCAAACCTATCGGCATAAATTACACCGTTGTATGGAAGTTTGCATTTCGAAGGATTATCAATGGAAGATCTTTGTCCTGGAATTTTACCGATGCCAATGTATTTATCATTTCCAAGACGGTATCCTTCCCAAGCTTCGTTTACCCAATACCATTCTACTTCTTCTCCTGGTAAAGGTTCGTACTGATCGTTAACCTCTATTGTTTCAAGCTCTCCAAGTTCGTTAGGTTTAGTAACAAACCCAATTTTTGCAAATGCTTTCCAGGTAACATGATAAACAGGAAGAGAACGTTTTGGTGTATCATAATCTTCAGAAAGAAGTCCCGATAACCAGTCGCTTCCAAAAGACATATGCTCGCTTTCAAGTTCGTCTATGTCTTCCGATGTAAGCTCATCATAGAACTTATCTACGATGTCATTGATTGTAAGTCTTTGCCTGCGTGCTACCCAAGAACTATCCTGAATGTATTTTACACCCTGAGACTTATCATAATCAATATCAATAGGACTAACAGGTTCATAATCAACATCATTGCTACTTAAACCTTTATAGCTTATAGCTGTACCAGTTACTATATAATCAAAAATTTCAGTAAGCAGATGGTCATCCAGTTTCAAATTAAACCTAAGATATTCAAGAGCTTCCTGACCCATCTCAGCAATAGCATCCTTATAAGTAGTACTGAAAGTTCTGAGTTGTTTTTCTAAAACACTGGTATCATATGGTTCCTGACCGGTTTCTGTTCCTTCTTGATTGGCAATATTGACGAAAAGCTGTTTGAGGTATTGAAGTGTCAACTGACGTTTATCTTCCTGAAACTTATTTACAGCATCAGGACTAACATTTACAACAGTGTAAGAAGAAGGTCTCCTTGACTTTTCCCCTACAAGTAAATCCACAACAGGTTTTATGATGTTGTAGTTACGGATTCTTGCGGGCATTCTGCGAACTTTACCGTCCTTAGATTTGTAAGGATCTGTAACATAACTGTAATCTACCTTATCAATTTCTCCCGCATAAGCTTTGTAAAGCTTTTCATAAGTAACACCTTTTGTCGTACCAAATTCAGAAAAATCAAGGATAGCTCGCATGGTTGCCTTTGCCCATGCAAAGCCGTCCTTTCTTTTTTCAGCTTCTGAAACTTTTTGTTTGGGTAGAAATACAGTGTTCATATTTGCAAAATTAACCGCTATTAGGGCTTTAAAAAATTATATTCGGTATAGAAGCCTTTAACTTACTATTATATACACTTTTTTGAAATATTATTCTGTTTAAAAGAAATCACGGTCAAAGAAGCTTTCTTCTGGTTCATCATCCTCAATGATCTCCTCATTAGCTAAAGATTTCATATAATACATAGCTACAATCATAGCACTCACACGGTCAAAGTTCCCTTTTGGATTGTATTTGATAAGCTCTTCGAGTAGCGGTAATTCAAAGATCTGGTGCAGATTCAAAATTTCTTTACCATCTTCATCTTTTGTTCGAAGTGTTTTTAACCAATCTCTTAGGTAAATAATACCCTGACCTTTTCTTTCAGATGATGATATGGAAATTCCATATTTACGTCCGAGTTTTTTAAGTCTGAATCCGGTTGTCTTATCAAATAGTTCAGGTTCTTCCATTAACCAGGAAGTAAGACCAAACCTTTTCGCGTATGGTACAACTTCACCACGGTCATTCTCAAACCCTATTTTCGCATTGTAATATTTGGCTAAAAGAAACAGATTTTCATTATAAGTATCCTGGCTATCAGGTCTTCCCACATAAGAAGCTACAATCATATCATCCGGTCTGGAAATGTTATTGACTCGTTTGATTACATAGGTTGCAGCCAAACTGAGTTTCTTCCCGTCCGTATCCAAAGCATAAGGGTCATGGGCAATAAAATACAATCCTGATGGCACGCCATTAGTCCCATCTGAAAACGGAGACTGATAAATTACTACTGCTCCAGAAGAATCCTCATTTTTATCATGTGGAAATTTAGTTATAGGTCTTACAGAAGAAGACGGTCTGAATTTTACACCTTCTTTAGTATCGTACAGCTTTCCTGCAACTCCAACATTTGAAAGACTTCTATCCCTGATTAACAAGTTTCTGTGCTCGTTTAATGCTGCAACAGGAAAGATATTAGAACTTGTCTGCATAAAAGCTTCAGCCGGATTAAACGGTCTCTCAATAATGTAACCGTCTATTGCTGAAGGATCTTTTGAAGTATCCTTAATATGCTGACGCATCTCAAGCTCATGCTTTTTAGCACCTTCTATATCACTGTTTCCGTGTTGGTCATAGAAGCCTTTCAGGTTAAGGTATTGAGGAAAGAAATAACCACAGGAAGTACCGTTAGCACCTTCATCCCAGATATTTTCAACCGGTAAAAGGTTCCACGGCTCAGGGTTATAGAACATACTTTCAAAATCAACAGTACCACCACCTTCCATATCACCACCAGTTCCAAACAATACCATTTGCCCGGTAACAAGCGAGCCGTCAGTAACAGAAGGTTCTGTTGCTTTAAACGAAGCTTTCAGGTTATCGAAAACACCACATTCCTCAAGGAATATCCTATCAGCATCTTTACCACGGGCAGCATCAGGGTTGTCTTGGAAGGTGAGAGCAAGAATTTCACTCATATACCCTTTCTCAACTGTTTGACCGTTAATGTCTTTTAAGAAAGAGGCTTTCTTATGATCTTGTCTGTCAACTACTTGTCTTTTCTTTGCCCAGGCAGTATGCTCATTTAGAAAGTTCAAGTAGTTAGAAGCCATAGTCATTGTACCTTTAGGATAGAGGTACTTCTTTTCAAAGGCTCCAAGTATTACAGTCGAACCGCGTTTGGTGTTATAGGTGTTGGCAGCTACCCAACCGTTTTTGTAAGAATTATGAGTTGTAACAAAATCAGTAGTTAAATACAAATGATCACGACTGTCTATTAATATGCATGACGACTCTTCTTCGTAGCCTAAACTTTTTACATCTATAATAGGAATATTGTTAAAATTGTAGGCTCTATCTGTTCTTATGTTTTTAAGTTTTCTTTTTAACTTAAACACTGGTTTATCAGTGGTAATACTGACAACAAAATAATCTCGTTTACTAAACCCTTTACCGGTAACTTTTGCCTTTTTTGATCTAATACCTAAAGAATAAAGTATATGCAAAAAATCATCCACCAAAGTTTCTGAAGAGGATATAAATCTCACAGATCCATTAGAAGAACTTGTTCCATCAGTATCCATTAATCCCTGAACTAATTCCATTCTTTGTTCTATTGAACCATACTTATACATTTCAGGAATTCTCTTAATAATGGATGGAGTGTTTATACCTAATTGTTCACATGCTTGATATAATTTATTTCTTCTTCCTACACCATTTATTCTATACTGGTACTTCGCTTTTGTTTTTACTATTTCCATACCAGTTCTTTTTTTAAGCTCTTCTACAATTTCAAAATCGTTTGTAGAAAAAAGAACTGTTTTTTGTGTTAAAGAGCCGTCTCCCAGTAAAACACCTAATACATAAGGATCTACTGGAAAATCTTTTTTGCTATACTGAACGGGTTCTATATTAGGTATAAAAAACCTAAAATAATTATTTTGCTTTAATCTTGAGTTGAGCAAATATTCTGTTGTAACTACTTTACTATCACCTTTAAAAGTGTATATTTTCCAAAGATGATCTTTACCACATCTTACTTTTCTACCATCTCTTAAAGTTACTTCAAATACCTCTTTTTTACCTTGCGGAAACTTTTCTATAACTTTTGCTGTGCCTGTTGGAGTTAAAACTAAATCGCCAGGCTTAATATCCCCCATAGTAGATTTTCCTGATGGAGTCATTATAGGCTCAGAATGAGGCTGCTCAAATCCCTTACGCCTTGCCTTGATAAGGATCAGGTGATACCCACCATCAAGCTTCAGGATATTAACAGTAAGACCAAGTTTCTTATATTCTTCAGGGTCAATACCATCTTTAGCTATATCTAAAGTCCAGAAATATTCATAGTCTCCGTCCCAAAAATCAGGGAAGGTTATAATTTTTGAAGAAGACCTTTTCTTCTTCTTTGTAACTTTTTCTGTAACAGGGTCTTCTGTTAATTTGATCTGAGCAAAATTCAGATAGCCATAATGGTTTCCAGTAATCCTCTTACCGCCTACGGAATACCCTTCTTCACAGTATTTAAGCTGGGTAGTCCAATAATCCATATAAGCTGAAGTGCCAGGTGGATCATCGCAATACCTGCCATACTTTAAAAAATGTTTAGCTTCTGTTCGAAATAACTCAGAATTTATCCACATAACTCCTGTATGAAAGTTAATCCTTCAGGAAAGGTTTTTATTCAAAAGATCTTACAACTGCAATAAACAGTGCATCTTTTGTTTGCTGCTCTTTAGGAAGCTGTTCATAAGGAACAATGCAAGGGTGCTCCTTTGTTTCAGGATTTTTTACTTCTCCATACTTCCAACCATCAGCGATCTTTTCAGCCATCCAGTTATTATGACTGTCACACGGTTTTGAGTTTGGATTTGCTAAATGGAAATTAACTCCATTGATAGCACTTTCCTTTTGCCATTGTGGTGCATCATCCCAACTTAGTTGTGAAAAATCACCAATACTTTCACAGTAAGCCTTGTTTACTTCGTGGCATACTTTTGCAATCTGTTCTATATTCATAATCAATAATTTAAGTAAGTATTTTTTCAATATCCTTTGTGATAAACCCTGAAGCTCCAGCATGTCCGCCACCGCCAAACTGTTTAGCGATCAGAGAACAATCAAGCTTCTTGTTATCATTATACAGGCTGAATGCCCAATTACCATCAGATTTACGCCAAAAGCAAGCTGCTCCGTCATAACCATCTTTATGGTAATCAATACCAAAATTTACAGGGTTGAACCTGTTTTTATTAAAGCAAATGAATTTCTTTTGAGTACCATCGGGATAATCAAACATTACAGGGAATCCACTTTTGTAAGTGCTTTTTGCATCCTGCTTAAGGTATTCGTAAATATGAATACCCTTCCCGCGAATTTCAGACTCAATACGCTTATGTGTTCCTATAACTACCCTTTCCTTACCAACATAACGATGCTCAAGATTTCCAGTTTTCCTATTATACCAGGCAACATATTTATCCCTTTCTTCTTCAACAGGAGTACCAAATTTCAAACTCTTATCCAGATACTCATATGCCTGTTTGTAATTAGAAATCAATGCCCTGGCTCCGTATTGAAATTCAAGGATTAATTGCTCTTCGTAAGTTCCTTTATGACCAAAACAATCATACCTTCCAAGTTGCCGAACAATTTCAGGCATCTCTTTGTCAGGAAAGAAATATTTCCAAGTAAGTTCGCAAGCTGCGTATTGGGTGTACCTTAATCCTTTGGCTTCATTATAAGGCACGGTAACCGGACTTCCATCGCGATCATACCTTATCTTGTCATCAGCAGGAGCAATACTGTCACTGATAGCTGAAATATGATGATCTATCCATATCAGTTCTTTATTCTTATCGGTATAAAGTGCAGACATAGTTGTAGGTGGGAAACTAATATCGCACATAATTACCTGATCATAAGGGGACAGATCCGGTATTGGGTCTCCATAGTTCCATCCTATGAAATTTAAACTTCTGCCTTTTTCATCATCTGGATCTAAAACAATATCCCCAAGATGTACAGTCTTTCCTGGGTATAAAGATTCATACCAGTACTTAACTATCGCTGCACTCATCCAACCGTCCAAATCTTGATTATGATATATTACACATCTATTCATACTACATACTGTTTTTCTAAGGATAGTTCTATATCGTATGCTGTATATGTAAAATCCTCACAAACAAGCTGATACAGAACTTTTCCATACCTGTTAACATAATATCCTGTTACCATCCAGGGTTTTTGTTCTCTGTCAGTTTTCAGATACACTATATCTTCCAACTTATAAATAGGATCTATTACCATTTTCCAGCAGGGCATTCACAGGTTTTACATAATACTTTTGCTGCTAACATGCATCCGCATCCTGAAACCATTTCACCGGTTTTCGCATGAGGGATTTTCTTTCGTGGATTACAGATACCGTTTACATACAATTCGCATTCTGTACATACAGCAGCTCTTTCTTCTCCCAAAATTTTTAAATCTTCCGGGATAGATCCAAATTCTTTCTTTGTCAGGTTATACCACCCTTCAACTAATTGACTTAAACTCATTGCGATACTTTTTTTCTTAGTTCTCGTATTTGTACAAAATTGTGTCCGGCTTTATCTGAGTACAGTACAATAGAATGTATGAGTTCTAAGAACTCTTCTGTACCCAAATGCCTCTCAAGTTCTTCAAGACTATCCTTACTGATTCTTACTTTTCTCTCATGTAAGGGTTTGTCTTTTAAGGATTTAAGTGTTTTAACTAAAATCTCAACAGATACTTTTTGTGTTTCCATTATTCTTCGAAATAATTTACTGTTCCACCACCTCTGATTTTTACACCGCCAGAAAGTTCTTTTTTAGCCCGGTCTTCCAAATCCTCAAGTACTTTTACGTTCTTAGGGATTTGTTCTGCCAGGCTAAGACTTCTGGTTATAAGGGTTAAAGCAGATGCCAATCCTTCTGCATCCGATTCCTCATCCCCAACAATTTCTTCAACCTTTACCCGGATTTTATCCAGTACATTGACAGAAGCTAAAAGTGTTTCCTTAGTTTTGATTAAGGTCTTAAGGATTGGAGTTTGGTTAAGCTCGTCATACAAATTGATCGCATCAATAATCTCTTGTTTAGCCAACAGCTTAGTGTCTATGCCGAGACTTTTTGCAACTTTTTCCTGACGCTCCTCGAATGTATAGATGGAGTATGGACTTTTAAAATCATACACCATATAGATATATTCGAATATGGCTTTAGCTTCTTCTTTACTCCTGGATTTATCCATCTTAATGATTTTGGAAAATTCAGGAATAAGCTTTGTTTCAGGACTGATTATTATATTTCCTTGCTCTTCTTTGAATAAGCCCATCTTGCTTTGCTCTTTTAAAGGTTTCTCTGTAATTTACTTTCTTAAGACGCTTGGCACTGACAATCAGTTTACCAAAATAGGGAAATGCGATACCCTCCATCGAACCACTTTCCATGATATGTTTGGCATAAGCACTCTGAGCACCAACAATTAACTCAACCTGTTTAATCGGACTGCCCAATTGTTTAGCAACCGAAACAATAATCTTTTTACGAATGTCATCCGGTTTACTCATCATCAGTTGTATTAAATTGGAAAGTAATAAGCTGAAGCGTTCCTGTTGTAGGTATAGAGCTGTGATATTTATAACCAGAAGGATTATTAGGTATCAGCACCTTTTTCGCTTTCAATGCATGAATCACATTATTAAGAGTCATTGAGCTGTTAAATCCAAGCTTTTCCCTGGTGTATTTTCTGCTTTGAGTAGTTGCAGCATTAACAGGATCAAACTCTATTAAGGATTCAAGTACATCGAGTTCTTTTTTTGTAAGCTTGAAGACACCATTCATTACTTCAAGCTGTGCGCGAAGGATTTTTTTATTCTCTACCTCTATACGAATAAGCTTTGTTCTCGGTAGCCGTTCCATACTTTTTCAGTTTTTTACTAATTCTCTTTTTTAACAATGACCTTACTGACTTTAATTGAATCAGAATAGCCGCATTTTCAGCAGAATAGCTCTTGTTGTTTAGATAGTAAAACCTTTCGATCAAGGCGTTTATCACTTCTTCATTCGTGGTACCATCCAAAAACTCTCCGTTCTTATCTTTGGAAGTAAATTTGAGTATCTGCTCTTCTCCATTACCCTCAAGGGCATATTTTATTCCATCTTGCAGTACTTTCATATCGAATTTTATTCTTTATAATATGCAAATATACGATATAAAAATACCTTATATAGAATTTTATTTTGTTTAATCCCAACTAAGTATAATATGTAAACCTTTTTTTTAGGTATGGCAGGAAAATTTAGAAAGTACTTTCCATGGATTTCAGAACATCGTCCAGCATAAACATATACATATCTACACCGTGCTCTGGGAATTTCTTGATGAAGTACAGCCAATTCAAAAACTCGTCCTTCATTCCAAGCTCAAAAAGCTCTTTATCCACAGGAGTCATTGTAAACAACTCGAATTCGATTAACAGTTCTCTCAAGTTTATCAATTCTGAAAATTGTTCTTGGGAAAGATCAAAGTGCTCTGACAGATATTTATGGAACTGGTCGAAGAAATCGTAGCTTAGTAAGCCTTTATTTTCTGATACCAGTTTCCGGATATTTTCAACTGTCGGTTCACCAAATATCCCAACAGACATTGTAGCCAAATACTTTAAATGGGACATAGACTCCATAACATCTTGAAGAATAGCATCATAATGTGGATAAGAAGTTGACACTTCACTTTCGCTGCACCAATAAGCACTTGGAACCTTCCACCCTGTATTGATAATTAAACTATCTCCTTGGTATTGGTAAACTACTGTAACATACTCTCCTTGCTTTCTTACTTTTGTTTCCATGTTCGAACTACTACTTTAACTTAACTTACTAAAAATCAATTTCCGGCAAATCATTAACGTCTATCAGTGTCTCAAAAATATCCAGGCTTCTAAGATACTTAATAGTCATTACTATATCCGAATGATCCATTGCAATTTTTACTTTTTGTACTGAATTTGTTTTACGGTAAATTTCCAAAGCTGCTGTGTGCCTGATAGAATAAAGTGTCTGACCAGGCTTAATTAAGTTTGGATTTTTCCTTCTAAACTTCCCCCAAACCTGTGTGAAGTACTCATCATTATATTGATGCCCAAAAATATTGTCTTCCGGCTCCAGCTTATGAATTCCAAATTTCTGAAGTTCTTCTATGGTATGCTGAGATAAGGGTACATTCCTTCCATTCTTATTCTTGGTATAATGATCGGGTATAACAAGCATAGAAAGATCATCAGAAAAGAATTTCCGTTTAAGGCTTCTAATTTCCTTG